GTGACCTGTTGATGGAACAAATGTTGATTTACCACCGCTTGCCAATGTGCATGATGAAATTGGACCTTCTGCAACCATTGCAGTTGTACCAAGTGGCTTAACGGTTAAAACCGTTGCAGTGATACCGATAACAACCGCGTGGTTATTTAAGTTTGCAGCATTAACACTGCCTGCACTAATTTTAACAACGTGACCAACGCGAACGCCACCCGCGATAAAGTCACCCGCAGCGCGTGTGATTGTGAAATTTGAACCACTAGCAGCAATGGTTAATCCCAAACCAGTAATACTTGTAAATGCACTATCAAAGTTTTTACGCAACACAGACGCAAAGAAATCACTGTATGTTTTAGCGGATAATTCACCGCTTAACGTTCCATTGATTTGTTTTGTGCCATGACGCATATCAGCGACTTGCTGGTCAGGTCGAATTTCGTTTGATTGATAAGTTTCTTTGGCTAAGTTTAAAGCCGCGCTTGTACGTCTTAAATCTTGACCGCCTGAGCCTGTAGCGGGAACGCCTAAGCCGCCTGTCTGTTTTTTATAAATTGTTTTGGCAAAAATGCCCTGTGCAATAGTCATTGCTTACCCTCGAGTTAAAGTTTAAAAAATGTCAGCTTGCCAGTAAATGCTAATGGCAATGCGTATTCTATCACCATCGGTAATGAATTGTGATTTAGCGGGTGTTTTATGAATTAAAACATTGATTCCGCTGTTTGTCATGGTTGTGCCGCGCTTGAAGTGTGTACACAGCAAATCAGCGCGTTGTGTTGCTGTTTTTGTGCCTACGTTTGCAGGATAGCAAAGCGTTACTTGAAAGATGCCTTTTTCACGATAATGTCCATCACCAATAGACGGATTCACAGTATCAGACGGCAATAAATTAACCTGCTGATATGGCGTGCCTGTAACAGGTGTAAATGGCACGCTTTCCCATGCTGTAGCTAATGCAGGTGTTAGCGTATTTAGTTTAGATTCCAATGCGGTTTTAATTGCCGTGATACTCATTGCGCGAACCTATCAATAGAAATTCTAACCATGCCACTTGGGGCTTGCGTGCTATGACCATATTCGAGTTTTTGAATGTATGGTAAATTGTTTGTAAGATAAACTTTTGCACCTGCTTCATTTGGTACGGTTGCAATCATTGATCCTTCACTATCCGCTAACTGGTTAATCGTATTTGCAGGGCTGCCAATTGTGCATTGCCAGTTACCTTTTGCTCTACCAGTATCAACGGGAGTCATTTTAATAACGCTCGAAAATACGCCAATAGTTACGGATCGTACTTGCTGATTAACTCTTTGCTGTATTCGTGACGTGACATCATTAAAACTCATTTTCTAACCTGCATTTCATAAATAGCCACTTTTTCACCACTCCAAATGCTTTTTACCGCAAGCACATTATAAACCAATGAATCAACAGTCATTTTATCGCCTATTTGTGGCTCCGTGGCGTTTAATGCCGCAATACTGACCTTTCTATCACCCGATTGAATTGCACCACTTAAAATCTCAATACCATTAAAGTCTTTAACCAATGCCGCTACGGTTTGCGTAGTTGTCGAACCACCAGATAATTCACCAGTATCAGGATTATAAGTTCCTTCAATTACGCGCGTTAAAGTTACTTGCTTGCCGAATTTGCCGATTAACTTATCTGCGGTTGCGCGTGCTTTTGTGTCGAGTGTCATACTCGTAAAGCCTTAGCTTCAAAGCTATTTGCGGATGATAAGAAAACAGATAACAAATTGTCGATTTGTGAATATCTTGTTTGAGATGGTGAAAATTCACTATATTCAACTTCAATAACATCTACTTTCTCACGAATTACTTTTTGCGTTTGGTCAGCCAATAATGTTGCGCTATTTGCTTTTAAGGCTAACTCACAACAAGCGTTTTTAACTTCCAATGGCACAATGTTAGACAAAACAGAATAACCATCAACAAAAACATCATAGCGTGGAAAATCTAACGCTTGCGTGCTTAATGTTCTGCGACCTTGCCAGCGTTGACGATATACAGCAACCATGTATTGAGTAGCGCGGCGTAACAGTTGCTCGATTGTTGTATCAGCAATCAAAGTAACATCATTACCAATGTTAGCGTGATACGTTTTAAAATCAGCAACGCTCGCATAACTTTCGGCATTTGCTAACCCAGTGCCATCTTCTACTATTAGTGTCATACCAAAATACCGAAATTTGAGTTGATAATTTTTGCGCTTAGAAAAATACCCCAACCCGTCGCGCTAGTGCGCTAGGGTAGGGTATTTTTTTGCTAAAATCAAGCGTTATTTTTTAAAGTATTTTCTTTTAAAATCAAAGACTTACAAATTATACCGCATACCATACCGTTAAAATATCGGTATGGTATAGTTAAAATATAAACAAAATCAAACACTTAAAAAAATCATACCAATAACTATACCGTGTTATTTTGGGCGGTATAGTTTTATTGGTTAATGTTTTTCAATCCAATCAAAACTAAATTCAGCACTAACACTTGATGCACTTTGAGCGGTTAGTGTTAAAGTTTCATTTGGATATAAGAAAATGTTTTTATCGCCAATGGTGAATCTAAATCCGACATTTCGCGCGGCAACGTCAAACCATACCTGCGTGCCACCTGTGAATCCCGTTGCACCTGTATTGACTTGAACACAGCTATTCACGCTGTTTTTATCTGTGTAGGTTGTTGTTCCAGTGGTTAGCGTGGCGTTTTTGTACAATCTGAATTTGATTGTGTTTGTGCCATTTCCTTCACACACGCCTTGCATCGAATTGATAAGCGTTTTAACAAAGTTTTCAAGACCGCCCGTTGGATAATCTGCTTTATTCTTAATACTTAAAATAGGGCGTTCAGTTGTGATTGATGTTGCAAGCACTTCTTGGTTAAATCTGCGATTACTCGACGTTGCATCTAAATCAACGCCGTGAATCGTGCCGCAATTCCATGATGCTGTGAGTAGAGTTGCCGCCGCCGTGTTGGTTGTGTTGGTAACTTTTGCAACCATTTCAAGATATGGATTTACAAGATGTGGCTCTGTTTGCAGGTTCGCATAATAAAACGTATGAAATGGTACAAACCTAAAACCGTTGTGAACCCAAAACGTGACGGGTGCAATTCCTAAATGACCGAATGTGATTTGAAAGATGTTTGTTTTGCTGAAATCAATGTTTAAACCACTTTCTCCCGAGCCATTTAGCGGATCGTCCCAATTATTGCGGCTAACTTCTCGATACGTTGCACCATTGGTTCTAATGTGTCGAACCTTAAACGTGCCAGCATCATCGACAATAATAAAACCGTCTTTTTCATTGCTAAAGCCAATATCACGAACGCTACCTGCTACTGGTGCTGAAATAAATGCAGCTGTGAAATTAGCGTACATTTGATAGCCTGCTACATATCGCACAGCGTCACGGCTAACCACTTTACAGCTACTGTTTGTACTTGCACCAGTTGTGAGCGTTAATGCACCATTATTGGTATCGTGGTTGCCTGTACCTGTTGCGGTTTTAATCGCTTCAAACTCACTCAATCCATGAGCAAACTTAGCCAAAATGTCGGCGTGTCTTGCTGATACGCATAAATCACCAAATACGCTAACGCTTGGAGAGTGTCCTACTTCGTCAACGATTTGTGAAAATAGATTGCCTTTGCTTGATGTTGCAATAGCTGATTTAACCGTATCGCCATCAGCCTCTGTGTAAATGCCTTGCGCTACACTTGTCATAATTACCTCAAAATTTAGATATTAAAAAAGCCCTGCAAGTTTGCACCTGCAAGGCTCTTTTTTAACGGATTACGATTAACCCATGATGGTAGCAATAAAGTCAGGTTTCCAGACTTTAACACCATATAAACAACGAATCTCAATCATGGTTTTCATGTAGCCTTTATAAACAGCTACTTCAAACACTAAACCGCTATTTGGGTCTTGAATTGTCATCATGTCAACTGCACTATCGCCGCCGTTAGGCATTGCAGGTGGACGAATACCTAACTCAACGGCTTGTTTATGGAATACCACGTTAGGCGTGTAACTGTTGCCGATAGTCATCGCGTTAGCAGTTGGAATAACAACTCTTGCGCCTGTTTCGTTTAACGAAATTGTGCCAGCAGCAGCAACACCAGTTCCCACGATGTATTTGTTAGTAGTATCAGCTGCAAAAGTTACCACGTCACCCGCTAAAACTGTGCCTGTGCCTGTAACTAATGCAATGTCTTTAACGCCTACAGCAGTTGAACCGCTTGTTACATAGTTCGCGCCACCGCCTTTGGTGTGTGAAGTAACACCAGCCGATTCTTTAATCATTACACCTTGCAAATCAAGCAACGTGCCTTGACGTAATAAGTCAGTGCTACCGCTTGTATTTACTTGTTGCAATGATGCAAGGTTACGCAATTTTGTACCAGCAGCCGTATTTAAAACAGC